GTGTGAACGGCTACTTTGTGGCGATTGAAGCCAAGGCGGGTAAGGGTCAGGCAACAGCACTGCAACTCAAGAACCTGCGGGACATCAACGCATCGGGTGGGTACACCTGCATCATCAACGAGACCAACCTTGACTACCTGAAGGCAGTCATCGCCGAGTGCAAAGGAAACAACAATGTCTGAATTTTCAACAGGGGTTGAGACCCTCATCAATCGCATGGAGACCAACCCCGAGGAGTTCTTCAACGAGGCCGATAAGTGGCGCTTCATCTTCAAAGAGAAGTTCCGCGAGGTGCTGACCGAGCAGGAGAAGGGCGCAATCCACGAGGCACTGAAAGCTGTACGCCGCAAAGAGTTTGACTACAACGTCATACAGACCCTACTGAGAGACGAGGTGCAGGGGCAAATGAAAGAGTACGCTCAAGGAGTCATCACTGCTGGAGGGGGTTACGTCACACCACAACTCAAGCAAGAGGGCGCTCCCGTGCGGTCACTGGGTCTCTTCAAATGAACATCATCACGATCGACTTTGAATCTGCGTATGGCGGTGACCTTGGGTTCAGAACTCAGACTACCGAAGAATACGTACGAGACCCACGCTTTGAGGTGATCGGCGTAGCGGTGCAGGTCAATGACGGTGAGCCCAAGTGGTTCAGCGGGGACACGCTTAGCACATACGCTTTTTTGCGGAACTACGATTGGGAGAACTCTCTTGCGCTGGCGCACAACGCTGTGTTCGATGGGTTCATCATGTCGCACCACTTCGGCATCAAACCCAAAGGCTGGCTGGACACACTGAGCATGGGACGTGCGCTTCACGGTACCAACGTAGGCGGCAGTCTCGCGGTGCTGGCCGAGCACTACGGCATCGGGGTCAAGGGTGAGCAAGTCAAGCAGTACATCAACTACTTCCGCAATACCTTCACGCCCGAGGAGTTAGCCGACTACGGATCGTACTGCAAGAATGACGTGACACTGACGTGGGACCTGTTCGGCCACATGAGCCGGGGGTTCCCCAAGACTGAGTTGCGCCTGATCGACCTGACCATTCGCATGTTCACTGACCCTGTGTTGCGGTTGGATGAGAAGATACTGCGCGACCACTTGCTGAAAGAGCAGAGCCGCAAGGAGGACCTGCTTCGGAACTTCGACAAAGATACGCTGATGAGCAACCCGCAGTTCGCCGACTTGCTCCGCGAGATGGGTGTCGAGCCGCCGATGAAGAAGAGCCCTGCTACGGGCAAACTGACGTACGCGTTTGCCAAGACGGACGAGGAGTTCAAAGCCCTGCTGGAGCATCCGATAACCGCAGTGCAGACCTTGGTTGCCGCTCGGCTTGGGACCAAGTCCACGATCGAGGAGAGCCGGACCGAGCGGTTCATTGGGATTTCCCAGCGCGGACCTATGCCAGTTCCCTTGAGATACTACGCCGCCCACACCGGACGCTGGGGTGGTGATGACAAACTGAACCTTCAAAACCTGCCGAGGAATTCCCCTCTGAAGAAGTCTATCTTGGCCCCTGATGGGTACATGATGATCGACTCAGACTCATCGCAGATTGAAGCCCGTACGCTGGCATGGCTTGCGGGGCAAGACGACTTAGTGGAGGCATTTGACCGTGGCGAGGACGTTTACAAAATCATGGCATCTGCTATTTACGGCAAGCCAGTCTCGGCGATTTCCAAAGACGAAAGGTTCGTTGGCAAGACGACAATCTTGGGCGCGGGGTACGGCATGGGCGCGGCGAAGTTCCAAGCTCAGCTTAAAAACTTTGGAGTTGTTATCGAGCTTGATGAAACGAAACGAATCATCGACACCTACCGCCGCACATACCCCCGAATAACTGAGCTGTGGAAAGCCGCAGGGGGTATCCTTGGCGCGATCATCGGCGACCAATCCACGGAGCTGGGTCGGGGCGGTGTACTGAAAGTGCAGGGCAACAAAGGTATCCTGTTGCCGAACGGCTTGTACCTGCGCTACCCCAACCTGCGCTGGTCCACCAATGAGGAAGACGGCAAGCCCGAGTACGTGTACGACACGAAGAAAGGCAAAGCCACAATCCCCAACCGCATCTACGGCGGCAAGGTGGTGGAGAACGTGTGCCAAGCTCTCGCTCGGATTGTGATCGGCGATCAGATGTTGCTGGTTGCGAAGAAATACCAAGTGGTCATGACGGTGCATGACGCGATCGCTTGTATCGTGCCCGAGACCGAGGTTGAACGTGCGGTGGAGTACGTTGAGTTGTGCATGCGTATACGTCCGCAGTGGGGGCCTGAGCTCCCGCTCAACTGCGAATCTGGTTCAGGTAAAAGCTATGGAGACTGCTGATGAAAAAATTGATTGGTAAATTTATTCGCTGGGCATTGAGAGAAACCAACGGTAGAGACGACTGCGCTGTTTTGGCGAGCCAGCGTACGTCAGACTCAACCCCAACCTGCCGCATCGGTATTATGAAAGCGATAAACGGGCGCGTCTTGGAAGTGGCTACATACAAGCATAACCCTAACGGGCCTGACTGGACGACTGAGATGTTCATCGTGCCCGAGGATCAAACGCTTACGCAAGCACTCACAACCCTCTTAATTCTGAAGGGACTTAACACATGAGCATCGTCTGGTCATTCAGTAGCCTCAAGACATTCCAGCAGTGTCCGAAGAAGTATTACCACACCAAAATTGCCAAGGATGTTGTTGAGCCTGATACCACGGCGACACTGTACGGGAAGTCGGCCCACACCGTTGCGGAAGAATACATCCGCGATGGCAAACCAGTCCCGCCCCAGTTTTCGTACATGCAGGAAACGCTGGACAACCTCAAAGCAATCCCCGGTGAGAAGCACTGCGAGATGCAGTTGGGCTTCACCAAAGACCTGAAGTCATGCGAGTTTCACGCTCCCGATGTATGGTGGCATGGCATTGCCGACTTGGTTGTGATCAACGAGGAAAAGAAGCTGGCCTACTCTGTAGACTACAAAACCAGCAAGAGTGCGCGGTACGCAGACGTGAAGCAGTTGGACTTGGTGGCAACGGGCATCTTCGCCAAGTTCCCCAAGATCGAGCGGATCAAGTCGGCGCTCTTGTTTGTTGTAAGTAAAGAGTTTGTCAAAGCTGAACACCACGCCGTGATGGTGCCCAAGTACGTGGAAAAACCTGCGCAAGATGTTGCACGAATTGAGGCGGCGTTGGAAAATGGGGTTTGGAATCCCGTCCAAGGACCCCTGTGCAGATTCTGCTCAGTGAAGCAATGCGAATACAACCGGAGCTGACATGCCCTACACCAAAACCCCCCGACCATACAAACATGAATACCAACTACAAAAGGCCCGAGGCGAAGCATCAGCACGCGCTGAGCGCCAACGTGCACGAGAAGCCATTGACAAGAAGCATGCCGACCGAGACCGTGATGGCACGGCTGACATCCGCGAAGGCAAAGATGTTGCACACGTCCGAGCTCTATCTAAAGGCGGCACAAACAAAGATGGCGTAAAGTTGCAGACCCCATCGGCCAACCGTTCGTTCAAACGCAACAGCAACCACAAGCTGGTGACCGAGATCAGCACAAAGGAACGGAAGAAGAAATGACCCCCGAGCAAATCTGGTTGCTGAAGTACGGCAGGGGCTGGATACATTGGTACGAGCTTGCGGATGAGGATGGGGACGGTGTAGACGATTTACTTGAACGGATGCACGAAGCCCGATTGCTCAAGACCGACAGCAACCGTATGTGCGTTAGACTTAAAACAGAAAAGGAAAGAGATGAATCTATCAGAGTATGAGTGGCCCCGTCCTCACGGGTTCACTCCGTTCGTACATCAGAAGTCAACAGCAGAGTTTTTGATCAGTAACCGCAAGGCGTTTTGCTTCAACGAGCAAGGCACCGGCAAAACAGCATCAGTGATCTGGGCCGTTGACTACCTCATGCACATTGGCCTTGTGCGCCGAGTGCTTGTCATCTGCCCTTTGTCGATCATGAAGTCGGCTTGGCAAGGCGACCTGTTTAAGTTCGCAATCCACCGTACGGTCGCTGTCGCATACGGCAACGCACGTAAGCGCAAAGAAATCATCAACGCAGGGGCTGAGTTCGTCATCATCAACTTCGATGGTGTCGGCATCGTCAAGGACGAAATCATCAACGGCGGGTTTGACCTGATCGTTGTGGATGAAGCGTCTGCATATAAGAACGCACAGACAAGCCGCTGGAAAGACCTGCGGGACCTAACAAAAGTTATCAAGGGCTTGTGGATGTTGACGGGTACTCCCGCCGCTCAATCCCCCGCCGATGCGTTTGGTCTGGCAAAGCTGGTCAACCCCAAAGGTGTGCCGCAGTTCTTCACGCACTTCAAAGACATGGTGATGACCAAGGTCAGCCAGTATCGGTACATCCCCAAGCCGAACGCCAAGCTGGTCGTGCACAAAGCCCTGCAACCCGCAATCCGGTTTGAAAAGCGCCAGTGTATTGACCTGCCCCCTCTGACGTTCCTCGAACGCGATGCCCCTCTGACTCCCCAACAGTCTGGCTTTTACAAGCTACTCAAGAAGGAGATGATGATCGAGGCCGCAGGGGAAGAGATCAGCGCAGTCAACGCCGCAACGCAAATCAACAAGCTACTCCAAATTTCGTGTGGTTCAATCTACACCGACACGGGCGAGGTCGTGGACTTTGACGTGAGCAACCGACTCAACGTGGTGCAGGAGATCGTGGACGAGTGCAGTAACAAGGTTCTCATCTTTGTGCCGTTCACCCACTCGATCGCATTACTTGAGAAGCACCTGACGAAGAACGGCGTCACTTGTGAGATCATCAACGGCAGTGTGTCGGTGAACAAACGCGCAGACGTGGTCAAGCAGTTTCAAGAACAACCAGACCCGAAAGTGCTTATCATCCAACCACAGGCCGCATCCCACGGACTTACCCTAACTGCCGCCGACACCATTATTTGGTACGCTCCGTGCACCAGTGTAGAAACATACCTGCAAGCCAACGCACGTATTGACCGCCCCGGTCAGGTCAACCCAATGACCATCGTCCACATCCGTGGAAGCCAAGTCGAAAGCCGACTGTACTCCATGTTGCAAAACAACGTGGCTGGACACAAAGAAATCATCGACCTATACCAAAAAGAAATTTTTGAAGAAACCTCTTGACACTGTCAAGAGTTGTGATAGAGTACCCCCAACCAAGGAGAAAAATATGGACGAAGAAGTTCAGGGACAAGATTCCCCCCAATATGACCTCGACAAACTGACCGCCGTCTACCTCAAGATGCGCGACAAGCGGGACGACATGCGCCGTGAGGCCGAGGCCCGTGAAAAAGAAATTGAAGAGCAGATGGGCATCATCGAAGCTGAGATGCTCGAAGTCTGCAAACAAATGAACGCCGACAGCGTTCGCACCCCACATGGCACGATCATCCGTTCCGTAAAGTCACGGTACTGGACGAATGATTGGGATTCGATGTATCAGTTCATCAAAGAACATGATGCGTTTGGCCTGTTGGAAAAGCGACTCCATCAGACACACCTGAAAGAGTTTCTTTCCGAGAATCCCGACACGTTCCCCATCGGGGTCAACGTGGAAAATTCTTACTCCGTGGTTGTTAGACGTTCCAAAGGAAATTGAGATGAGCAATATTGCACTTCTGAACCAAGACCTCCCAGACTTTCTGCAACAAGCAGGTGTCAGCGAGCTTACAAAATCTCTCGCCGGTAAGACCGGTGTCAAACGCATCGTGCCGAAAAACGGCATCTTCCGCAAAGTAGTCGGCGGCGAGGAAATGGGCAAGGTGAAAGGCAACCTCAATGCCATCATCGTGAACGCATCCCCCAAAGTTGGCCGCATCTTCTACGCAAAGCAGTGGACTCCCGATGCCGAGCCAAGCGCACCAGACTGCTTCAGCAATGACGGCAATGCCCCGGACGCAGGTTCAGCCAATCCGCAATCCGATCGTTGCGACTCTTGCCAGCAGAACATCAAAGGTTCAGGCATGGGTAACTCCAAGGCTTGCCGCTACAGCCAGCGCATTGCGATGGTGTTGGAAGAAGACTTTGGTACTTCGCTGGAAGGTGAAATCTACCAAATGAACTTGGCCTCCAAGTCCCTGTTCGGTGACAGCACTGCCGACAACACCCACACTTTCGGCAACTACACCAAGTACCTCGCCAACAACGGCAAGAGCTTGGACTACGTGGTTACCACCATCAGCTTTAACGAAGAAAACGATAACCAGTCGGTGTTGTTCACCCCTGCGCGTTTCATCAATAAGGCCGAGTACGCTGTGACCAGCGAAGTGGCGGCAAAGCCTGAAGTGCAGAAGATGGTCCTGATGACTCCGTACCAAGCGGATACCGCTGGCCGTGCACCCAAGTTGGAAGCGCCTGCTCCTGCACCTAAAGCCGCCGCACCCGTGACGGTTGCCGATGCTGTGGCCGAGCCCACCAAGCGCGAAAGCAAAAAAGCTGAAGCCCCCGCTCCGACTGCAAAGAAGGACTTGGGTTCCGTGGTCGCCGCATGGACTGACGAGGAGTAAGCATGAGCTATGGTTACAGCCAGAGCTTGGTGTATGCCAATAAAAAGGCCAACATCAAGTCTCTCGGCGTAGCCTTGGGCCGTGTATGTATTCTTGAAGGCGTAAGCGTAAGCCATGTTGCTGATTTCTTTGGAGTCAGTCGCATGGCCGTTTACAACTGGTTCAAGGGGGAGTCTGTGCCACACCCAGACACCCACGCCGCCATCGAGAAATACATGCGCAGTATCAAGAGCCGCCACAATAAACAGAAGTAAACATGTCCAGTTTTGACCTACTCGACACCGTGTTGCCCACGGAGGGGCGGTACTGTGTTTTCGGATACGGTCGTTACCCAGATCAACGCTTTGCAGATACACGAGAAGAAGTCGATGCGATAGCCGCTGAGTTTGTTCGCCGCAAAATAGATGCGTATTTCGGTTGCGCCAAATATGGCCCACTGAATAACAGGACACATGAGAACGCCACGTACTTCCGCGCACTGTGGATGGACATTGACTGCGGCCCCACCAAGGGTGTCCCAGACGAGAAGGGTGTCGTCAAAGGCTATCTGACCCAAGACATTGGGTTAGCCGAGTTCAAAAAATTCTGCATGGCCGTTGGCATGCCACGACCAATTCTGGTGAGTTCCGGTTACGGGATTCACGCTTACTGGCTACTTGAAGAAGTAGTTACCCGCCGCGATTGGGAACCACTTGCCAACCGACTCCGTGAGTTGTGTGTCGAGCAAGGGCTGATCGTTGACTCTTCAGTGTTCGAGGCTTCGCGTGTTCTGCGCATCCCCGGCACCTTTAACTTCAAACAGGATGAACCCAAGCCGGTAACAGTCCTCAACGAAGTCACACAACGCCTGACGTACGAGCAGTTCAAAGAATTACTCGGCGCACCTGAACCCAAAGACGATGTACCCGACTTCATCCCGCGCTCGATGAGCCCGATGATGGAGGCCCTGATGGGCAACAAGGTCAAGAAGTTCAAGACCATCATGCTTCGGTCCGCCGAGGGCGATGGTTGCCAGCAGTTGCTCAACTGCTTTGAGAATCAAGCATCTATTGAAGAACCCTTATGGCGTTCTGCTTTGTCGATCGCGGCGTTCTGCTCCGATGGCGATGCCTCTGCGCACAAAATGTCCAAGGGGCACCCTGAGTACGATCCCAGCGAAGTTGACCAGAAACTCGCACAGCTCCGCGCCAAGGGTGGGCCGCATCACTGCGCTACGTTCGAGAAGCTGAACCCGACTGGGTGCGCTGGTTGCCCCCACAGAGGCAAGATCAAATCTCCGATTGTGCTCGGCATGGAGATCGAAGCCGCTGACCCAGACGACAACGACTTTGTGGTTGCTGACGAAGAGACCGGCGAAGAGACACACTACCACATACCCGAGTATCCGTTTCCATTCTTCCGTGGCGCCAAGGGTGGTATTTACCGCCGAGCTACTGAGGAGGAAGACGAACCAGCATTGGTGTATGAGCACGACCTGTACGTGGTCAAGCGCATGAAAGACCCAGAGATTGGGGAAGTTGCGTTGTTCCGACTGCACCTGCCACACGATGGTGTGCGCGAGTTCAGTATTTCCACAGCATCCATTTCTGCAAAAGACGACCTGCGCAAGCAGTTGGCCCATCAAGGGGTCGTGGCGCACCACAAGCAGTACGAAAACCTCGCATCGTTTGTCGTGTCGTTCATCAAGAATTTGCAGTACGTAAAGAAAGCAGAGACCATGAGAACCCAATTTGGATGGGCCGATGGGGACAGCAAGTTCATCCTCGGCGACCGAGAAATTACCAAGGACGGTGTGTTCTACAGCCCACCCTCCAGCACCAACAAAGATGCCGCAGAAAAGATTCACGTCAAGGGTGAGTTTGAAAAGTGGAAAGAGGTGTTCAACCTGTACGCACTGCCGGGGATGGAGCCCCATGCGTTTGCCGCACTCACAGCCTTCGGCTCCCCACTGCTCAAGTTCACAGGCTTGGAAGGGGCGATCATCAACGTCATCTCCCCAGAGTCAGGCTCGGGCAAGTCCACAGCCCTGTACATGTGCAACAGCGTGAGCGGCCAGCCCAAAGAGCTGACCTCCATGTTCAAGGACACGTTCAACGCCAAGATTCACCGACTTGGTGTGATGAACAACCTCGCCAACACGATTGACGAGATCACAAACATGAGCGGTATGGAGTTCTCCGATCTGGCGTACAGCATCAGCCAAGGCCGAGGCAAAGAGAAGATGAAGGGTTCGACCAACGAACTGCGCATCAACAACACCAAGTGGCAGGGTATGACGCTGTGCTCCTCTAACGCCAGCTTTTACGAGAAGCTCGGTGTGGCCAAGAATTCGCCAGACGGCGAGTCGATGCGTCTGCTTGAGTACAGGATTGACCACAACGACCTGATCCCGATGGAGCAAGGCAAGCAAATGTTCGATCACCAACTGCGGGACAACTACGGCCACGCAATGGAAATCTACGCGCAATGGCTGGTGAACAACAAGGAAGAGGCAGTCGATCTGATGCGCCAAGTTCAGGCCCGTATCGACAAAGAAGTTCAGTTCACACAGCGTGAGCGGTTCTGGTCTGGCGTTGCCGCTTGCAACATCGCTGGTGGTTTGATCGCCAAGAGCCTCGGCTTGCACGACTTTGACATGAAGGCCGTCTATGAATGGCTCAAGCGCATGCTCAGCGAAATGCGCAACGAAGTGAAGCCCCCACAGGCATCGCCGATTACCGCAGTCGGCGAGTTCATCAACGCCCACATCTCCAACGCTTTGGTGGTCAACGGTGAGTTGGATGCCCGGAGCAATCTGTCGGCACTGCCTTTGCTGGAGCCCCGTGGTGAGCTGATGATCCGGTACGAGCCTGACACCAAAGAGCTGTACATCTCGGCCAAAGCGTTCAAGGACTTCTGTGTACGTCAGCAGATCAACTACAAGGGCACTCTTCGGGAGCTTCAGCAGTTGGGTTGCTACACCGAGGCCATGAACAAGCGCATGTCAAAAGGCATGAAGATGGTGTCCCCCGCCGTCCGGGTGCTGAAATTTGATGCCTCGGCTTCTGAGTTCTTGCAGGTCGATGTAGCTTCAAACGCAGATGAAGATCGAAACGGTAGCGTTCCAGATTAACTGGAAGAAGTTCAGGCGGGGGTACTCTTTTTTTGTACCCTGTATTGACCACGAAGCGGCCAGACAAACTCTGGCCGTGGTTACCAAACGCTTGAAAATTAAGATCGTCAGCAAGGTGGTAATCGAAGAAGGCGTCAAAGGCTTGCGCGTCTGGCGCATCTAAATTACACTGGGGCTACCGGGAGTTGGGCCCGGTTTTCTCCTTGAGTGGGTTCTCATTACCCCCCGGTTTGCGCCGGGGGGTTTTTTCATTTGGCGCGGTTCTTCTCTTCGCGCTTGTCTGCGGCAATCCGAGAGGGGAGCAGAACTTCTGAGAACGGTGCCACGTTCTTCTCGGTGAGCGTAACCCCACGGAAAGACGAAGCTCGTTGCTCCTGCTTGCGCTCCAACGACTCCACGAGATTGTCTGACGAGATTTCGTACGTTGGGTACTTGCGGTTGAACTTGTCCATGTCCTTGTAAGACTTGGTGTAGTCGTCGAAGTCTTGCTCCCGGTACGCACGGTCGAGTCGGTTCAGAATCTTTGTGCGCTCGTTCAGAATCTTCTGCTCAAGGCCGATGACTTTGAAGGTCACGTACTGTGTATTCGCAAGAAGGTCTGAGCGGAAGCCGACTGCTTGGAAGATCAAGTCACCCGTGGTGAACGCATCCCGAGACAGAATCTCAGTGCCCTTGTTGTCCTTTGCGCCTTCCTTCCACAGGTTGTACGTGTTGATGTAGTTGCGGAAACCAGCAGGGGCGGCTTTGAGGACACCCTTCTTGTAGTCACCGTCCATGAACGCGCTATATGCGTCAGTCCAAGACAAGATCATGTTGGCTGTTGGACCTGCCTTCTCCACCGCCAGAGCTATCGCGCTTTCGCGTGGGGTTGCAGTTTCCTTGGTTTCGCGCAGCCACATGTTGTTCAAGCTCGTACGGCCAGAAAAGTCTGCACCGGTAATGGCGTTGACAAGGCCACGCTCAATGATGTCGGCAAGATCATATCCAGCAACTTGAGTACCACCAAGCTGTTCCCTGAGCCAGACGGTGCGCCACCACAACTCGTAGCTCATGCTCTTAACATCTTCAGGCCATTCGTCATCCTTGAGGGAGTTCCACATCGCGCCGAGGAAGCCCATGACTGTGCTGAAACCCCACAGACCAACTGCGCCACCGAGCACCCATGTATGGCCCATAGTGCCGAAGAACTTCTTGGACGCTTCCCAGCGGGTGCGACCGTTCATTGGCTTGATCATCTCGACAAAGTTTCTGCCCAAGAACGCAGTCATGTACACGGGATACATCATGAACTGTGTGAGGATTTTGCCCGGAGCACCCTGCATGAAGTCAGGACGGTTGTACTGGCCGTAGTTACCAAGCGCTTCGTTGGTGTCGTAAACAGCGTTGTCCACCGAGGTTTCGTGATCCCGCCCTGCTTTGCGGTTTAGTCGGTACGCTGCAAGGAACATGGACTCACGAGACAAGCGTTCAGTCGAGTGCATCAACCCGCCGAGCACCAAAGCACTGACCGTGTCCTTGGCAAACTGCACCTTGGGAGATGAGATGTCGTCAGTCGGCGTAGCTTTGTAGTTCAGCGCGTCACGTGCGTAGGTAGAAGTGGTGAGGTCACGGCCCATCATGTCTTTGATGGCGCGGCGCTCGTCTTCGCTGCGAGTAACGTTTTCAATGGATGGGGGCACCCAAGAGAAAGTACCGTCAGCGTTCTTCTGCATCACGCCGAACTCGTTCCACACCTTGAGCATGTTGCCCATCTCAGCATAGGCTTTGCCGACACCGTACTTTGTAAGCACAGGGATGCCGGTTTGGAACAAGCTCAACGGCTGAAGCATCGCCGAGGACATACCGCCCAGATAGAAGATGAACGAGAACTTGTTGGACAGGGCCGCAATGCTCTCAGCCATAGATGGTTTGCCAGCCGACAACGCATCAGACACACGGCGCTCAAATGCAGAGACGTAGGGCTCATACATTGGGCGGTTCTTGATCGAGTCACGAGCCTGAGACAACGAGTTGCGCAGCAGGGGAGCGTACTTGATCCGGGCAAGCTGAGTTGCCATCTTGGTGGTCGTGTCGGCCACGTTGCGCAGCAAGTCGGTGCGGAAACCAGCGAAGCCCTTACGATGGATGAACTGCTTGCGGAAACTCTGCTCGGGCATTGTCTGCAAGTAGAGCTGGTACACCGCATCCTTGAGCTGCTCTTTAGCTTCTGGGGTGAAGTCAGTCTTGGCCCCAGTCTTGTCGATCTCGGCAAATACACCAGACAGAAGCTGGCTGTTGCCGACTGTGGTTTTGCGCAAGGCGCTGATGTCGTTGCCGTACACAAACTCTTCTGACTCCAGCAAGTCCTGCATGTTCTGAGCACGGCGCTTTTGGAACGCGGCGTTCGACTCGCCAGACTTCTGCTTCACTTTCTCGTCGGCAAAACCCTGCATTGCGCGGTCACGCTCGCCCATACTTTCGTACATGAAGAACTTGCGGGTCTCACCTGTGCCGATCGATAACCAGAAATCACCACGGCGCACCAGTGGGAAGTACGGAGTGATCTTGCTTCCGGTCTCGTACATCGCTCTGATCTTCTTGATCAGATTGGCCTGCTCTGCAATTGGCAAGCCCGACTGCGTGATCTGATCATCGAGCAGTTTGGTGAAGTAGTTTGACAGAACCTCGAAGTGGCGCTTGATGCGGTTGTAAACGCGCTGACCTTCTTCGCCAAGGTCGGCATACATTTGGTCGAGCCTCTTGCTGCGAACAGTCTGGGACTTGTCCGCTGGGTCGTACTCGGCCAAGGTAGCCTCATGCGTGATTCTGTCCAGCTTCTTGCGCAGGGTTGGGTCTTTGCGGAACGCACGGGAGATGTCGTTGGTCAGATCGCCAGCCGCCTTGAGAAGCGTTTGGGTCATGCCGCTCATTTGTTGCAGCAGCTTGTCAGTGTTGCGCAGCTCGGGAACGTCCTTACCAGCCATCTCGACCATGAAGTCAGTGGTCATTGCGTAGGTGAGCGCATTACGCGCACCCATGTTCATGCGCTTGTACAAGTCACGAATAGCTGGGATAACCTTGCGAGGGTCCTGCATCATCTGAAGCAATGACACAGCCTTGCTGTACTCGTCCCCGTTTTGGGACTCGTCAAATTTAGCGCTCGCTACTTTTACCGCACGGTTCAGCTGTTGCTGGGTACGGACTGCATTTCCAACCGGCGTAGTTTGGCCACCATTTCCGGCAGGCTGGCCGACTTGTCCAGTACCTTGAGCGCTTGCTCCAAGCTGTTCCGGTACTCCGGGTCCTCCCTGTCCTGTTTGGCGTTCGCTTTCCATTGCATCAGGAGCGCCTTCATTTCCGATTTGTTGGTAGCTAGCGTCTTGGAAGCGGTTGCCACGAGGTTTGAGATTGCCACTGCGGAACTCCTTATTCAAAAATTGGAAGATGTCATCGTTGTCGGTGATGAACTTAGTCAGGTCTTTCTTGGCCTGTTGTAAATCGAAAGATGGGTGCGTGTCAAGCAGAGTCATAATCTTCTGCATTTCAGACGCAAAGCTACCACCGTGGTTACGCACGCGGTAGTGAGCCATCTCGTGGATCATCGTGCCGATCATAGACACTGCAACTTGCGCAGGGGTATCGCGCAGATCAGTCGTAGCCGGGTTGATGAACATGCCCTTGAACGGTACCATGATGCTGACACCATAGTACTCGTTGTCGATACTCACGCCAAAGGCTTGGTCCGCCATACCAGAGTACGAGTTATCGACCGACAACAAAGCATCGCGCAGCAGGTGGAACGTATCGCCGATTGCCGCAAAGTACTTATTGACACGCGCAGCGCCGAACTGATCACGCGCAAGATCGGACAGGGACTGAGGAGCACCAGTAGGGGTTTCGACGGAGATGCCGTTGGAGATCGCCCACTCCACAAGTTCCGAAGGGGTGCCAGACGCATGGATAAGAACTTCGCCGTTATCGCCGTACGCGTTCATCCAATACCGACCGTTACCCAGATCGGTCAAAGAATACCCAGTGGGGTCTTTGCTTTCCAATTCCTTGAGGGCCTTTAACGCGTCTTCTTCAGGCACCCGTGCCCTTGTTTCTGTTTCCGTGTTGTCATGAACCATGACCTTGGTTGAGTCGATCTCATCCTGCGGGATAGTCAACTCGTCAACCCGAATACTTGTCTTCTCCAAATCTTTGGCGGTCAGCTCAGGTAGTGGGCGGTTGTTTACGTACAGCACGCCGTCACGGACTTCTACCTCATCGCCGGGTTTGATCAGCGTGAACGCGTTATCGGTCGGAGGAGCGCTGGGCTCCAGAGTTGTTGCATCGGTCAATGTGCCATCAGAATTGACGTACTGCACCGTGCCGAAGTTTTTGACACCAGCAGCCAGATCAAGCTGGCTGTAGATGGCTGTGATGTAGTTGAAGATTTTGCCGAAGTCGTCTTTGGCTACAGCCGAGAAGTTCTGGCGGTTCAAGTCGAACGGATACCCAGCATCTTCTGGCTTGACGTTCTCAGCGGGGGTCACGTCTACATAGAAGGTACGCTTAATTTGCTTACCCTCGAATCCGGGGCGATCTTTGAGCGAAGTGTCGAACTGCCACAAACCGTTGGACAGTATGTGGGTGTTGCCCTTATAGGGCGGGTCTGTCTTCTCTTTGGATACGTAGATACGCGCAGTGCCCCATGCGAAGTTGACGTTCGCAAACGGGGTGTAGTCATTGGCTGGGAAGTTAGCGCCGATAGGGTATGTCTCTGGGCCGAACCCGTAATCAACATTAACGTCAATGTCGCCAAACAATGGGCTGTATTCCAGCACGGGGGCGTTCTTGATGTCCCACGTATCAAAGTTAATTTTTTCCTTCTCGCCAGTGGACTCGTTGGTGAACGTCTCAGGGATAGTCACAGTCACAGAAGTGCCGTGGCCATCGGGGAACAAAGTCTCCACGTACCGTTGGATTGTTTCTGGGTCAGTAGTTACTTCAATGTTTGGTGCGCGGTCTGGGTCATCCAACGCCGCTTTCAAATCATCCCCGGTGGTAACCATGCGGGAGAGCCTGCCATCGCGCAGAGAAACAACTTCGAGCTGCTTGTTCTCGAACAAGAACAGCATTTTGGCAACGCCGAGGCCACCGGATGCACGCTTTGTTTCTTTGACAGTACCAGCAATCTGCAGGAACTGATTGCCCATCACGCTGGTCGGCATGCCGAGGCCGTTATCCACAACTCGAATAGAGCGGTCACTACGATCAATTTTTACGTCAACCCTACCTCTGGTCAGCTGTCCTTGCTCCAACGAACCCTTGATGGCATCGAATGAGTTCTGGAACAACTCTTTGACCGACACCAGCGCAATATCTTTTGGAGTGCCGTACAACTTGGAGCCGAGCATCTTGGCCAGACGCTGCACGTTTGCGCTTGGTTTGGCCTTGACGGATGTTTCATCGGGCAGCGGTTCGTCGGCTTCCGGCGCTTTCTTGCCACCAAACAGGCCAAACATAGAGCTGGCTTGTTCCCCACGAGCTTGGTACTGCGGTGCACGAGTGCTCAGGATGGTGTCGGTTACAACGATCAAGTCGGTGAAGGCGTTGGTGGTGTCCTCGCCCATGCCGAACAACTCACGGATGCCGCGCACGAAGCGTTTGAAGTACGAGGTGTCTTCCTCGTAGCCCTTGGCCTTCATCAAGAACTGCTGGAAGTCTGGGTCGGTCATGCCGTAGGCAATGAACTCGCGTGGGTCTTGCAACACCGCGCCGTAATCAGCGAGGTCTAGGAGGTGCTGTGGCAGTTCCTTCTTTCTTTCCAACTCGTTGAACGTGCTGATGGCACTGTTCATTGTGCGGAGCAAGTCGGTTGCCGAACGCACCAAAGGCGAGTTGAGGCCGACCCCTTTTTGGATTGCTTCAATAGCCAGAGCAACTTTGCGGTTTGTGGCTGCGTGCAGCAGCTCGTGCAGGATGGTCAGGTTGTTGATCCCTTGGTTCTCGCCAAAGGATGCGCCGCGCACGTAAATTACACGGTCGCCGGTGTCAAAGTTTTCGATATACAACCCAATGGAGCGCTCCCATTGACGGGCGTTCTTTGGTTTCTTCAATTGAGCAGGTAGCTCTTGGCCTTCTTCAATAACCACAAATCTGACATTGGTCACGAAGTTGCGCAGGCGCTTGCCGAGCATCTTCTGGAAGTCGTTGCCTGTCTTGATGATGTGGTTCAGAGCCTGAACACCGTTGGTGAACTTGTTAAACGCAGTGTCAGGCATGTCTTTGCCCACACGGGAAGAACTTGCCTGCTCACCTTTAGCCGCAGCCTGCGCACGCTTTTGCGCCTCGATACCGGCTTTGAGGTCGGCTTTCTCTTTCTCGGAAACGTCGGGGCGGGCCAGCGCAACTTTGACGCGCTCGCCTACCTTAGTACCACGAAGCAACGGATCAGCCTGCAACTGCAGCAGGCTCTTAATGGTCTCACGGCGCTGGGCTCGGTGTTCGGCTACAGCGGCTTCGTAATCCTCGTCCGTCTCAAAGTCACCTTCATCCGGCAGCGTAGCCAGCTCGTCCAGTTTGTTTGTTAGGCGAATGAGAGACCGCTCGGCCTTGGCTTTTGCAGCCTGCACGGGGCGCTTGTCTTCAGCACGCTGCTGCTTTTCTTCCGCAGTCAAGACGGTGGGGCGACCACGCTTGGTTTTGGGTGCTTCTGTATCTCGTGGGGTTTCCGTAAGCGTGGTGGCTTCTTGGGGGGTCAGTTCAAAGTTAAACGTAAACCCCTGCTTAACACCTTGGGTATCTGGGTAATCCGGGTTGTTTACTCGTGGGTCATCCGCAGGGATGTCGGTGTAAAACAGTGGCAGATTTGGACGGTAGTTGGCCGCGTATTTGCGGTCGGTGCTTGCCCAACGGCCAAATTCCCCTTCGCCTTTAGCCCCGCTGTGGTACACGCGAACGTAACCCTCCGGCACCGGTGGCTCAGCGGTCAGTGCAGTGGGTTTCTCGCCCGCTCCCGCCACAGTTCCTGCAGCAGTTTGTCCAGCAGGTACCACTCCAGTTGGCTCAGCTTCTCCAACTCTTGCGGTGGGGGCGACTCCACCGGGCTGTCCAGCCACTCCAGCGCCTGCTCTATCTGCGGTACTGACAGTTGGTTGGGCACTGATAGCGCCTTCTCGTTCGGCTTGCGCATCTGCTTGTGCCTCCTCTGTAGCTTGCTGGATAGCCAGTTGATTGGCTTGTTGCGGCTCCATGCCGTTGTCCACAAATTCCCGTGTCAGCTCAACAATACGAGGGGCCAGAGCCTTACGCTCTTCTGCTTCCCGCATGGCTAACATTTGTTGGGCTTGCACCTGCGCATCTTCTGCGGGTATACCCGTAGCTTCAATCTCGGCAGTAAGTGCGGCCAGCTGTTCTTCCTTTGTAGGAGTCGGCTGAACGGTAGGGGCAGTGAACTTTTCTTCGTCGAATGTAGGCTCGACCCGACCCTCGGGAGCGGCAGGGGGCACCATTTGGTTGCGGCGCTCGGGGGCCAAAAACCCTTTTTCTTTTGCAGCAAGCAGGGCTTGGTAGTAACCTGTGTCGTCTGGGCGCTCGTATTTTGGTGCGTTGGACTGCAGTGCTTCTGACAGTTTCTGAACACCTTTTGAAGCCCCGACAGTTGTGCCCGCCTGAACACCTGCTTGAATAACCGTCTGGCGCAGTGTCTCTTCCAACTGCTCGTACAAACCAACCAAGCTGGGGTTCTTGTTGAGGCCGACTCCGGGTACGATGTCGATACCGTACTGAGTGGCGGTGGTAGCCATTTCTGCGGGGAGTTCTTTCAGGACCGCCTCTCCAACGTACTTTGGCACCGAGTCATACCCATACTTGGCTACGTGCTTGGTCAAGCCAGCAAGCGCCTTCTCCATACCAAACCGCTCGAAGAAAATCTCCGCTGCAGCCATAGGGATAGCGCGTGCCGCCGCCGCTTCTGGGGATTGCCCCGCAGCTCGGGCTTGGCCATAGGCATCACCAAACTGCTGAACGCCAGCCTGCAACAGAACAGGGGCAGGGCTACCTGTGAGCACGCTCAAGGCAATCATGGGTGTCTGCCCAGCCAAAGAGGAAATGGCTCCTTGTGCCGAGCGCTCAAAAATGCTACTGCCCTTGGGGATAGCTTGTTGTCCAGCCTCAACCATACGGCGGCTACCCGCCAGATCGCTCTGCAGTTGTTTATCGCCAGTGAGGTCGGCAAAAACATTCATCAGGCCGAGCCCAGCCTGTTTGTACTGCGCCTTAGTCTCTTCACCAACACGACCAAAGAACCCAGCGTCCTTGGTCTCCTCGCGCATCCGAGCTGCTTCTTGGTCGGCAATCTCACCCTCAATGTCCCGACTCATCTGCTGGAGGTCGGGGCGAGCAACACCTCGTTGGGCCTGTTGACGAGCAAGATTCAGGGCCGCATCAGCGTTCATGCCCTGTTTGATAAAGCGTTTTTGTTGCTGCTCCAGACGCAGGTCGGTCAAATCTTGGAGCGCCGTGGGCTGCATCTCGCCCCTAGCCGCATACCGACCTTGGATGACTTTGGCCGCACGCCCGTAAACGTCTGGGCGTTGGAGCATCTTACCGAGCGCAGCGGTGCGCTGGGCTTCTGGCATTGCGTTGAGTTGTGCTTCCAGACCCGCTACAAATTCGGGGCGAATCATCTTGTCCTCAGTCGGCAAAGGACCGGGCAGCTTCTGATCTTCAAGTACGCTTTCGCGCTTAGGCGCACGGGCGGCATCCATAATGGACGCGCCGAAACCATCCCCTGCTGGGTTGGTAACTTCAAACCCACCGCCTTGTGGGGCGGGGGCTGCTTTTGCGGGGGCCCGTTTTGGGGCGAGAGAAGTGGTGGAGAGAAACTGCTGACGGACTGCGTCAAGGTCAGTTTCCGGCACTTGTGGGGCTACAACACTGTCGAAGTATTGGTTCCGGGCAACCTCTTTTTGGTCATCCGGCAATGCTTGAAACGCTTCACTATCAACAACTTCAGCCCACTTTTTCGCCATAGCAACCCCTTGTTACGGGGCGCTACTCGCTCAATTACTGCCGCCCCAGAGGTTACTATAATCGTTTTGAGGGGCCCGTGGGGAATTATTGTTTACGCCCGCACTTCTACCCGCGTTTTGACGGACTCGATTGGCCTCATCCCGCAGCATCTGGGCTTTCTCCGCTGGAGTAGCCTTGACGTACTCAGGCGTAAACTTCAATTTCTGCTGAGCTTTACTGATCTGATCGCCCAGCACGATGTCCTGCTGGCCCCCAACGTCACTCGCACGAGTTGGACCGTAATCGGAAGTCTTGGTCTGAGCCACAGCACGGCGAAGCGCGGTTACGTTTGCCAACGTAGCATCTGTGGGGTTGGTCTCATGTGCAACTTCTGCTGCAGCGAGCTGCTCGGCGAGCTTCAGGGGCTTGGGAGCGCCAGAGCCAGACTTAACAGGTGCGGGGGGCAACGCAAGACGACCGCTGTTATACAGCATGTTTGCCAGCGCTTTGTTTTTACTCACCCCGGCGTTGTACGCTCTCTCACGGTTGGCGTTGGCCTTGGTAATTTGCGCTTCCGCTTTGTCGTGCAGGCCCATACGTTGGTCGGCTTCGGCCTTGGCCAAGTTCAAATCCATACTTGCCAGCGCACGTTTTTGCTCTCTATCCGCACGCAACGCATCGCCATAGGTTCGGCCAAACGCACGGCCAGCTTTACCGAGCCCTTGTACAAGGCCACGACCCTCGCTCAATGCAGCGGCGGCTTCAAGCGCGGCAAGGCCTTTAGCCTGATCCAAAGACCCTTTACTTTCATTGCGCTGCGCATCAATGTTGGCTTTAATTTTTGACAGCACGTCGCCGTAAATTTCTTTTCCACGTGCTGTGGAGCGGTCGTACAGAGCCTTTTCTTGCGCCTCAGTCAGCGGGGAGTAACCCTTATCGTCGGCCAGTTTTTTCTGTAGTGCTTGCAGCCCCGACATAGACTCTGCATAAACCTTCGGGTCACCCCGGCCAACAGGTATGCGAGGGGCCACCGGTTGTGGGGCATCCTCATCTTCATCCTCGGGCTCGGAAACCAGACTCCAGTTGTTCTCCGCAGTTGGCTGCGCAAAAGCCACAATACCGCCGCCAGCCATCATTTGCTGTTGCTGCTCTTGAGGTAGTTGGTTGAACGCGCCCATCATGCCGCCGCGCTCGGAAGCGCGTGAGGCCATTTCTTGCTGGATGATCTGCAGTTGTTCTGCGTCCCCACGGGCTTGGGCCAAGTCAGCGGCCTGCTTCAATTGGGAATCCGACAGTCTTTCTACGATGGCTTCAATGTTCTGGGCGCTGTCAACGCTACCACCAACGGCGTAGGAAGACACAGTACCGCCTTCTTTGGCACCAAACATGCCGAGCTTGCTCAAGCCATACGCAGCGGTGCCGAGGCTACCAAGAGACTGCAGTGCAGTTGGGCCGGGGCTGTACATAGACGTGGTCGAGCTGTACGGTGTACCGCGCATGATGTTGGACGCAAACTCCAACTGCTGATATGGATACTTCTGCTTGTTGAGGAAATCCTCGTAGTCTTGGGAGAGTTTGGTCTGCTCTTGCATTTGCTGCTGTGCGCCAACGCCTTGCTGCAAACCGAGAATGTCTTTTTGCTGGCCGAACTGAGTAGCGCCCAAACCGCCGAGCTGAGCTGCCCCTGCCAAGGCAGTGTCCAAACCCTTCAAGCCCAGACCTGCGCCATATTGACGAGATGCCTCGCCCAAAGCCTGCTCGGTATTGAACTGCTGTTGACCGCGTGTAAAGGCGTCCTGCAAACCACGGGCTTGGATGTCACCCTTTTGCATGGCCAAGTTACGATTGGCTTCTGCGTCCAAAATCGCCTGACGGCTACCGCCAAACGCACCATACTTCACGGCCTGCGCTCCGCGCTGTGTACCTGCAATGTCGGCTTGACGCTGGGCTTCGCGCTGCTGGATGTCCACCACATTCTGCATGTAGGGGTCCATGTACTGACTAGCCTGAGCGCCGAACTGACCTGTTTGGTAGGGGTTGTAAGAAGTGTTGAGCGCACGGCCAACTGCCTGACCCGCAGTATCAATACCCTGACCGACAGCCCCAGAAGTGCCTAGATTCTGCACCCCTTGGAAGAACTGCTGCTGCATCGGGTTGAACTCCGCGATGCGGTTGCCCCCATACTGCTGGTACGGATTTTGGTTAGTGTCCGTCAACGCCATTACCTTGCCAAGCTGCGTCTTGGCCGCTTCCTCCATATAGGGGGCAATGGTGTTTGATCTGGTTTCGGTGGTTCCGCCGCTCATAATTTCACTCCTACAATTCGGTACTTCTCAGTGAATCCGTACCGTGTCCATAAGCGTGCAACGGCTTCCCGCGCAGCGCCCTCAATGCAAGTAGCCCCGTTAGAGGCCGCGTAAGTTTTCAACTGTTCAAAGGTTTCGCTACTGCTGACGAGCTTACCGCCAATCGCCACGATAAAGCACACCCGGTCATTCGGGCGGTTAAAAAACTGCACCAGCGCAGCGCCTTCAATACCTTTATCCGTCGTTGCCACCAGCAACTGCCACTGCCCGTTGGTCGCCATGACCTTGGCATGCTCAACTGTGTATTCGCCCTTGGAATGGTCCAGCGCAGATGCGACAAAGGCCTCAACTTGAGGCCATGTCTGGTTCACCCACTCTAGAGGGACGAATTGGATTTTCATGCTGGCAAGTTTTTGTCCGCACGGCTGTTAACTGCAACGCGGCCTTTGCCGATAGATTTCTTACGGCCCTTCTGGATTCGGTCCATCATGGCGTACAGCTTGCGAGCGCCAGCTTCAGTCGAGCCGTTGCCCAACTCAGAGACGATGCGAGCTGGGACCACAAACTCACCGTCGGCCAAACGAGCTGGACGCTTATTACCAATAGTCGCAGGGATGCTGTCAGACACGCCATCACCGGGGCCGCGCAACAAACGACCGCCATCAGAGTAGTCGCCCAAGTGGCTCATGCCACCACGGGCCAGCGCGGAAAGACCGCCTTGCGCATATCCGTAAGCGCTGTCAAAGGAGCTGGAGCCACCCATTGAGGTATCGCCGTAGTCTGAACCAAAACCGCTCGGACCAACACCGTCGGCAGCTCCGCCTGAACCGGGAGCAGCACTGCCCCCGAGTTCGCTAGGCAGACCGTTCTGCCCTGTTTGATAACCACTCAGTGTGTCACGGTTCAAAGAACCGCCGTAGTTTGTGTTCATGGTGCCGTCACCGTAACCATAAACATCCACGCCAGCCTTTGGCACAGCCTCCATCCCGGGGATCAAGCCAAAAAATGTGCTCCCGCGACCAAAGCTGGTGTCTTTTGGATCAAAACCGCGACTAATCGCATCCGCTTCTCCCCATCCTTGGGGGTTAAAGAATTGCAGAGCAGCCCCCACTCCGGTGCGTCCAAGCGCACCCATAAGCCCGCGTGTAACTTGCCCCATTCTTGGGTTGTCAGCAAAATATGCTGCTCGTTGCGCGGAGGTCATATCGTCCCACGCCGTTCTTTGTGGCGCTGCGCTTCCACTACCGCCTGCCGCTTCAGCTGCACGCTTTCTCCGCAGGAGCTCTTCCTCCATCGCGGTGGCGGCTTCGTCCTCGCCTTCCAAAGTGTACGTCTGGGTCACTGGGTCGTACTTGTATTTGGGCAGTGCGTTTGTGTCACCACCTTTAGCAAGTGAAGTGATACCACCAGATGCAAACATCTGACCGTTATTGGCCATCAAAGTTTGGTTTTCGTTACGGTCAGACATGGACTGAACAGGGCCCAGTGCGCTAAGACCTGCGCCGTAGTTTTGGTAAGGAATGAAGCTCATTGGGGCCTCTCGGGAAGGGAGTTGGTTAAGTCTATCATGTCGGTACATTTGACACAAATGAAAGCGTAGCCACCACAGAGGGGATGGATGGCATC